ACTGTCGCACAGGCATCGCAAGGATTTATTAACGGACTAGACGGTAGGAAGCTACACCTCAGGTCTGAACATGCAGCCTTGAACACACTGCTTCAAAGTGCAGGTGCTATTGTAATGAAAAAAGCCTTGTGTTTACTACAGGAGTATGCTATACTATGGAACTTAGACTATTACTTTGTGGGGAATATCCATGATGAAGTACAAGCAGAAGTTAGAGAAGACCAAGCAGACAAGTACGGAAGACTCGCAGTCTCCTGCTTGGAAGCAGCAGGAATTGAACTGGGACTTAACTGTAAGCTCACAGGAGACTACCAAGTTGGAACTAGCTGGGCAGAAACACATTAAACTTTGCGCCAAATGCAGTGCAGTTTTGGAGCCTAAAAAAAATTGGAGTGTTTCAAGAGAAAGTAAAAATGAGTTAATTTGCCGACCATGCAAAAATAAGTACAACAGTAAAAGAATGTGGGTTAACGGTAAACACATTTCTAAAAAACATCCTTTGTACAAACCCGGACGATACAAGTCCTTTGGTGATGCAGCATTTGAGTCTTTAGATAACTACAAGACTGCAAAGCAAGGACAAGTGTACATCCTGTACAGCCCAGCCTACCCTAGCTGGGTTAAGATAGGCATGGCAGTAGACGCAGAGGACAGGCTAAAGCAGTTTCAGACAGGTAGTCCGTACAGGGACTACATCTTGATAAAAGCCTATGACACTGATGACAGGCGTAAAGCAGAAAGTGAGGTGCATGAGCTACTAAGGAAAACTCATGGTAGTAAGAACGAATGGTTTGTAATTGCTGCGCCAGTAGCTAAAGAAATACTAGATGGATACTTTGATGAAAACAGTTAACACCCTAATAGATGACATCTACGATCTTGTGAAGTTTAAGTCACCTGATAAAGCAGTGGACGCAGAGCAGATCATTGATGACTTTGGTGAAGCATGTAAGGATCTTATGCGTAAAGAGTTTACCCAACGTGGTAGGTTTGATGCACGTAAGCTACGCATGTCTAACATTGGTAAGACTGACAGGTTCCTGTGGAACCACTACAACAATGTAGGGCCAAAGGAGAAGATGCAGCCTCACACCCTTGTGAAGTTCATGTATGGTCATCTCATTGAGGAGATGCTGTTATTGTTTGCTAGACTATCAGGCCATACAGTGACACATGAGCAGGCACAGGCAACCGTAGAAGGTATCTCAGGTAGCATGGACTGTAAAATTGATGGTATAGTGACTGACGTTAAGTCTGCCAGTACCTATGGCTTCAAGAAGTTCAAGGATGCTACACTTGCATTTGATGACCCCTTTGGGTACATAGACCAAATCAAAGGATACGCTAAGTCTGAAGGTGAAACACAGGTAGGCTGGCTGGCTATGGACAAAGCTAATGGTCACTTGACTTACCTAAAGTATGACCTAGAGGATACACAGGCTCCTGTCTATGAGGTTCTAAAGGAAGATATAACGGATCGCATTAAACATGTTAAGGAGATGGTGGAAACTAAAGAGCCTCCACCCCTGTGTCATGATACAGTGCCTGATGGCAAGTCTGGTAACAAGAAGCTGGCTATGGGCTGCTCCTACTGTCACTTCAAACATGCTTGCTATCCTAAGCTACGTACATTCCTGTACTCCACAGGGCCAAGATACTTAACGGAGGTGGTTAATGAGCCTAAAGTCCAAGAGATCACGTAAGCAGAGTATCTACAGGTCTGGACTAGAAAAACGATTTGCACAGTCAGCACCTAAACGTAGGTACCTGTACGAGCCATATGATGTACCATACGTGATGCACAGGAAGTACAAGCCAGACTTTGTAGACAAGAAAACTGGTGACTACATTGAGACTAAGGGTTTCTTTAGAACAGGGGATACCCAGAAGTATACATCAATACGTGATAGTATTGCACCCATCAAGTTAATCTTTGTCCTGTCAGACCCAAACAAGAAGGTCAGGAAGGGTTCTAAGATTACGATGGGCCAGTGGTGCCATAAAGAAGGTTTTGAATTTTACACAGTGGATGAGTATGTAGACCATGTCACTAACAATGGATGAAGTAATAGAGCGTATCCTTAAACGCTATGACCCTGAAGACTTACTGGAAGCCTTGGACATTACATCTGAGGAACTACTGGACAGGTTTGAAGATAAATTTATTACCCGCCTACAGGACTTTGAGGAAGCTGTAGATGAAGATGAAGCAGAGATAGAGCAAGATGAGTATTGATAACATAACACCGGAGCAGTGGAATAATATGGCCTTTAAGACTATAGAAGACGATGCACCCAATGAACATCCAGTGTTCTCTGAGGAAGCTATGGCTAAGAGCTACGATGTAGTAAACCGACCAGAGCATTACAACAATGGTGGTATGGAGTGCATTGATGCCATCAAAGGTATGCTTACACATGATGAATACATTGGCTACCTACGTGGCAATGCCCTGAAGTACATGTGGAGGTTTAGATACAAAGGTAAACCTATAGAAGACCTACGTAAAGCTAGGTGGTACGAAGAAAGAATGATTAACTATTTGCTGGAGCATCCGGGTGATAAATAAGATAGGACTACAGGATTACCTAGGTATCCAGATTGACTACGACAGAGATGAAGCTCTTAATGTGTTCTCACTAGAGACACTTAAGGACAGATACTTGTGGAAGGATGAGACACATGCCCAAGAAGCCTTTGCCAGAGCGTCCGTCTTTGGTGCAACGTATCAAGGTGCTACTGACTACGATCTTGCACAGCGACTTTACAACTACGCAAGCAAGAGTTGGTTCGGTTTTAGCACTCCTATACTTAGTAACGGGGGAACCACACGTGGCCTCCCTATTAGCTGTTTTCTCAATTATGTTCCTGACTCAAGGCGTGGTTTATCTGACCACTATGATGAAAACATATGGCTGGCAAGTGGAGGTGGAGGCTTGGGCGGATATTGGGGTGATGTTAGAAGTAATGGCGTTTCTACTGCTAACGGCAGTCAGTCTACTGGTAGCATCCCTTTCATGCACGTAGTGGACAGTCAGATGCTGGCCTTTAACCAAGGTGTAACCCGTAGGGGGTCTTATGCAGCGTACATGGACATCAGCCACCCAGAGGTGGAGGAGTTTATTGCTATGCGTAAGACCACTGGTGGTGATCTAAACCGTAAATGTCTTAACCTACATAACGGTATAACAGTAACAGATGAGTTTCTACAGGCTGTAAAGAATGATGACCAGTGGCGCTTGATTGACCCTAAGTCTAAGCAGGCCATCAAGACTGTATCAGCTAGGGACTTGTGGTGGCAGCTAGTGCATACCAGAGCAGAGACAGGTGAACCCTATATTGTTAACCTAGATCGCTGTAATGAGGCTCTACCGGAGGAACAGAAGGAGCTAGGGCTACAGGTACGCCAGAGTAACCTATGCTCTGAGATTACCCTACCTACCAGTGAGTCACGTACAGCAGTGTGTTGTTTGTCCAGTGTCAACCTAGAGTACTTTGATGACTGGAAGGACGATGAGCAGTTTATTGATGATCTAATTACCATGTTAGATAACACCATTGAACACTTCATTGATAACGCCACAGGTGGAGAACATACGCATCACCCTGATTTAAAATTAAAGGAATTTGTTTCTTATGTTGAACAAAGTAAAACAGGCTTTACAAAAGCCGCTTATAGTGCATATAGAGAACGTGCGGTTGGTCTTGGAGCGATGGGTTTTCATAGTTACCTTCAACGTAATGGAATCCCTTTTGAAGGAATGTACGCCTCCAGCTTTAACAATAGAGCGTTTAAAGCTATCAAAGACAGAGCTACGATGGCTTCCCGGCGTTTGGCTGGAGACCGTGGGGAGGCTCCTGACATGGCTCGTAGTGGCCTGCGTAATTCCCATCTGCTTGCTATTGCCCCTAATGCTAGTTCTAGTATTATATGTGGTGGAACAAGCCCTAGTATTGAGCCTACAAGGGCTAACGTATTTACGCACAAAACGCTGACAGGGTCATACAAAGTAAAGAATAAGTACTTGGAGGAACTACTTGAAACCAAAGGCATTAACACAGAGAAGACTTGGAAGGATATTGCGGCTGCTGAAGGCTCTGTGGCAAACCTTGATGGACTTACTGAAGAAGAGAAGGAGGTATTTAAGACAGCACCAGAACTAAACCAGATCTGGATCATTGAACATGCCTACCAGCGACAGAAGTATGTCTGCCAAGCACAGTCAGTAAACTTATTCTTTGAGCCACCACCAGCTACAGCACCACAGGAGGTACACGATGAGTATCTGGAGTATGTTAACAGTGTACATTGGACAGGAGCTAACAAACTCAAATCTATGTATTACCTGCGCTCTACAGCAGCTAGAAATACAGAGAATGTTAACATCAAGATACCTAGAATCAACCTAGAGGATGGGGAGTGTCTAAGCTGTGAAGGATGACCACCCAGCGTACAGAGCTAAGTTTTACATACCTGAGCTAAAAAAGTATACCAACTGGCATGACTATCTGGTATACTATAAGGAACAGGATGACAAGATCATGTTGTTTAGTAACTACTGTATGCAAATGTGGTCTAGCTACATGAGCAACAAGATTAAACAAGAGGAGGCACCCTTGAGTTACAAAGAGTACCTTAACAAGTACAAAGAATTACTGGAGGATGGATACAGTGATAGATCCTAAGATTAAAGCCATGAAGCGCCTGTACAACGCTGAGATAGACGTGTACAAGGCAGAGGTACAGAACTACCTAGACAACCCTGTGGGCGTAGGTGAGCATGGTAACTTGATTGAGACTATGGACACCTTGGTTGCTAAGATTGCTGAAGCAGAAGACAAGCTGATTGTACTGGAGACACATTTTAGTGAGT